AGCCTACGATGTAGCAATTGGTGGACTTCCATTCATTTATGCAATCAATGACTCACGCCCATACATTCGTCAAACTGCACCATTCCGCAAGGACCAGTTCGACAATGGCAATGAACCAGGAGAGCAATCTCTAACTGGTTGGTGGATTCGTTCACAGATGTCTTTCCACTCTGGCTCAGGTATTAAGTTCTATGACCCTGCAACTACTGATGAACTCGGACACTATCGATTTGCTGATAGTAAAGGTATCAACGTATGGACTAAAGGTCAGGCAACACTGCTTAAGTCTTGTACTGAAGGCCACATTACTACAGGCGCAATTGCATCTAATGGTGTAGTGCAACAGCATCTACGTTCTATTAAGTGGAGCACATTTACTGGGGCGTTAATGCATGATGGATACGATGTTGACAAAATTAAAGTAACAGACCCGAGTAATCCAGTTCACTTTGTTGATTATAATGCTGGTGCAGGTGTATACCCAGTATACGCTGTCTGTGACGATGGAACTAATGCTTATTGGATGACCAACGTTACGGCTGCTGGAACAAAGTTTACAGTCTTTGGAAAGCCATTGACTGGCTCTTCTGCTAGCACTGCTGATGAATTTAAAGTCTTTGATAATAGCCAGGTTATCACGAATGGCGTTATGGAATATGTTAAGCAACGCTTGGTAATTTGCGCTGATAATAAAGTTTATGAATGCCCTGCAGCGGTATCATCAACACCTATATTGTTGTATACAAATCCATCAACTTCTCATGTATATACAAGCATTACAGCCTCTGGTACTGCCGTATATATCTCAGGATACAATGGCGCTCAATCAACAATTGAGAAGTACACATTGGCTAGCAATGGTGCAATGCCAGTACTAAGTTCTGCGGTAATTGCTGCTGAACTACCAGTTGGTGAGATTGCACATAAGATTTACTACTACCTTGGATATATGATGATTGGCACCAACAAGGGTATCCGTGCTGCTGTAGTATCAGACCAAGATGGCTCAATTAAGTATGGGCCTCTTATCGTAGAGACAACTCAACCTTGCTACGACTTTGCAGCACGTGACCACTTTGTATGGTGTGCAACATCTGTTGCTGGTGAGCCTGGCCTTATCCGTATTGACCTAGAGAATGATTTAGATGAACTTCGTTTTGCCTATGCTAACGATGTTTACTATGACGGTATTACTGGACATGTGACTACTGCTGTATGCTTTGATGGAAATACTGACCCAGCCACGACAGACCGATTAATGTTCTGCACAGCAAATAACTCATCTACAGATGGCGCTATATATGTGGAAGATGCTACAACTCTTCGTACAACTGGCTACATTACGACAGGTAACATCCGTTATGGAACACTTGAGCCTAAGAACTTCAAGCGTTTGCTTGGACGTGGTGACTTCACATATGGTTCAATGACACTTGAAACTGTCGATAAAGATGGAATTGAGTATGACCACATCTCATACGACTCATCCATTCCACCAGTTGAAGTTGGTACATCCAGCCCAGCAAGTGCTCAAGAGTATGTTGCCTATAAGTTTATCATGTACCGCGACGGTACAGACTCAAGCAAGGGTCCTACATTTAAAGGATACCAAGCAAAGTCAACAATTGCTACACCTCGTCAACGCGTTGTACGCTTCCCTGTATACTGCTTTGATGTTGAAACAGATAGATTCAATACTGTAATTGGGTACGAAGGCAGAGCCTTTGACCGTATCCAGTTATTGGAAGATGTTGAAGAGACAGGCGATGTGCTAACATGGCAGGACCTATCAACTGGCGAATCTCGTCAGGCAGTAATCGAACAAGTTACATTCACCCGCATGACTCCTCCAGATAAGCGCTTTGATGGCTTTGGTGGGGTCCTAGAAATAACCATTAGGACAGTATAATGACTACAGCAAACTGGGCAGGTTTAATCGTATCCATCATAGCAATCGTGTCGGCATTCGCTGGCTCTGTTAGATGGCTAGTTAAGCATTACCTATACGAACTCAAGCCCAACTCTGGCAGTTCATTAAAAGATTCTGTCATTAGATTAGAAGAAAAAGTAGAAATCCTATATCAGATGATGCTACAAAGAGGGAAGAATGAATGAAGAATGTTGCCAAGAAAGCCACACCTGCCGCTATTGCTGTCCTTCGACAGGCCACAGCGATAGCACCATTGCGTATGAAAGCATCCGATGGGCTTCTGCCGTCGAGAGCGCATTTAACGCAGAGTCCAACCAGCGACCATAATACTGGATTTGCTGTTGATTTAACTCACGACCCTAAGCACAAGATTGATTGCGCTGATATCTTCCAGAAGTTGAAGGAAGACAAGCGAGTTAAGTACCTAATTTTTAAAGGCAAGATTTGGTCAGCAGAACGTGCATCCGAAGGAGACCGTGAATACAACGGCTCTAATAAGCACAATAAGCACCTACATATTTCTATCAACCCAGACATGGGACAAGACACTAGCCCTTGGTTCTGGTGGATGAATGCCCCTAAGCCTGTCAATCAGGTAGTGGCATCTCTTACATCTTTGCCAGCCAAGAAGGCTTACAAAACCCAAGTTTGTACCTGCTGTAAATTGCATGGTGCAAAGTAACCTACCCCTAGGAGTACACATGGAACAATTCAAACAAGTTGCACTATCATGGTTTCGTGCAGCAGCAGCCGCTGCCGTAGCGCTTTTCCTTGCTGGTGAGCAAGACTTTAAGACATTAGGAATGGCAGCCCTTGCTGGTGCTGCTGGTCCAATCCTAAAGTGGCTAGATTCATCTGCTACAGAGTTCGGCCGTAGCGCACAAGAATAGCCCAAATAAGCCTTCCAAGGCCCTTTTAAGACAAGAAACCCCCTTACCTTAGTGATTATACTAGGGCGAGGGGGTCTTTTGTCGTTTTAAGAGGTTACTTTTCTAGTTCTTCTTCCAGTTCTTCGAGCCATAGGGTATACTGCCTACCCCTGATACGAGACCTGATATCGTAGTAGAGAGCCTCCAATAGGTAGAACGACCCAATACCTGCTAGTGATGCCAAGAACGTTTCTGTAAAGTTTGACATAGTACTCCTTAGATATTATAATATATATTATTATATTATATAAGGCCGAAGGCCTTTATATTATATATAATTACTTACATAACTAAGTATACACACCCAATACCCAACTGTCAATTATTTAAACAATTGACACCTAGGGGTGTCTATGCCTATAATAGAACTATGTCAATCAAACTAGAAGAATATACTCTACCAGAGCACATATCGTACTCTGCATTCACTACCTACCTCACGTGTGGGTACCAATACTACCTCGGCCGACTCCTCAACAAGGAAGAAGCCCCATCCGTCTGGTCTGTTGGCGGTTCAGCGTTCCACCTAGCGTGCGAAAACTACGATAAGGTGACACTAGATGACTAATCAAAAACTATATGATGTCCAAACCCTATGGGATGTGGCATGGCTTGAGTCAAAAGGGGACACCGACCTAACTAATGCTCGCGTTGGTGGTCGTGCTACTAAGGCTAACCCTAACAAGGAAGACGCCAATTTCTGGCAGAGCCAAGGCCCTAAGTGGGTTGAGGCTTACATCGCATGGCGCAACGCTAATCCTAACTGGAAAATCTGGAAAGCACCAGATGGCAACCCAGGCATTGAACTTGCCTTGACCTCTGTCGTTAAAGACGTAGCAGTCAAGATGATTATCGACCGTGTGTTCGAGGTCAATGGCGAACTTGTCATCGTCGACCTCAAGACTTCACAGAACACACCTACCAGCAGTCTGCAACTTGGGTTCTACAAACTAGGTCTCGAACAACAGTTCGGCATCGAAATCAAATGGGGAACCTACTACATGTCTCGCGGTAACAACATCTCTGAGATGGTGGACCTATCTGAGTACACCTACGAGAAGATGGAATACCTGATAGAAACATTTGACAAAGCACGCAAGTCTGCGATATTCTTGCCCAACACAAACAGTTGTCAGTACATGTGTGGACTCACAGAGTACTGCCAATTCTCGATTAAGAAGGATAAATAAATGGCCGAAGACTGGAAGTTACAAGTATCATATAAGACCCCTGCTGGGGATATGATTAACATTCGTGCTCATACCAACGATGAACTAAGTGTTCTACTCGAAGGTATTGGCGATTACTCAACTCAGATTGCAGCAGTGCAGAAGTTGGTTGTTGGTGCGTATGGGTTAGCCCCTTTAGCGACATCGCCTTCAACTCAAGGCACAACGCCATCCATCTCCTCCGTTCCACCCCAGGCTCAGGCTCCGTCCGCTACGGCTCCTCAAACCCAGCAACAGGGTGGACCGACATGCCAACACGGGCCTCGCAAGTACAAGTCGGGAATCTCCAGCAAGACGGGAAACCCTTACGCGATGTGGGTCTGTCCGATGCCTCAGGGCGCGGACCAGTGCAAGCCAGTCAACTAATACCAGAGCAATTTCCATTTTAAATAACTAGGAAGGGAGTCCAATGAGAACTCTAGTACGTTCAGTCGGTAGAGCCTCCATTGGAGGGGAACCTCTTCCTAGTTCATTTAAAGCATTCGAAGCGAATAAGATTATCATTCGTCGTTCAGAAGTTTCTATGTTTGCAGGAGCACCTGGAGCAGGTAAGTCTACACTAGCCTTAGCGCTAGCACTCAAGACTAATGTTCCAACTCTATACATATCTGCGGATACTAATGCACACACTATGGCTATGCGTTTGGCATCAATGATTTCGGGGAAGAGTCAGTCAGATGTAGAGCAGAAACTTAATACTGATGTTGGTTGGACTAAAGCAGTCCTCCAAAAAGGAAACCATATAGTCTGGTCCTTCGAATCATCACCAACCTTAGAAGATATCGATGAGGAAGTCCAAGCATTTGAGGAACTATGGGGATGCAGTCCTCACCTCATTGTCTTGGACAACCTCATGGATGTAGCAACAGACGGGGGCGAAGAATTCGCTTCCATGCGTGCAATTATGAAGGAGTTGAAGTTCCTTGCGAGAGACACTAACGCTGCGATTGTGGTACTACATCACACTTCGGAAGCAGTTCCTGGAAATCCTTGTCAACCAAGAAGTGCAATCCAAGGAAAAGTATCCCAACTTCCTGCACTTATATGTACGCTTGGCACCGTTGGCACATCAATGGGCGTGGCATCAGTCAAGAATCGCTATGGAAGAGCGGATGCAAACGGAACGCTCATGACTTGGTTAGCATTCAATCCTGAGTACATGTACATCGACGACATTCCAGAGAACGTATGATGACACACGATATTGTTTGGAGCATCATGACAATTATATCTATTGGGTTATTTATTTATGCTACAGTTGAGTTATTCCGATGACAACTAGGAAAAGCCATAAGGCTAGAGGTGCAACATTTGAAACCGACACCAAAGATTTCTTTAGAACTCTTGGATTTGATGCTGAACGACTTGCTCGCACAGGTGCGAAAGATGAAGGCGACGTTGTTGTCAGAGCGGACTTCCTTGGAGCAAGCATTGGAATCATTGAATGCAAAGCCCCAGGGGCAGGCAACGCTATTAACCTCAGCGGTTGGAGCAAAGAGGCTCAAACAGAAGCAACGCATTATGCAGAGGCAAGGGGTATCGACCGTAACGCCATCCTCCCTGCTGTACTTATCAAGGCTCGAGGAAAGTCAATAGCAGATTCGTATCTAGTATTAAGGTTAGGCGATGTATTTGGTTGATGATTTACCAGACATAGTAGCGGTGTTGAAGCACTACGGTGCCAACATCTCACGTGCATCTGGTCAAGTAAATATCAAGTGTCCGTTCCATAATGATAGTCATGCAAGTGCAAGTTTTAATACGAAACAGAATATTTTTAATTGCTTCGCGTGTGGTATGCAGGGCAACAGCATTCAAATAATTGCTAGGCAGGAAAGGTGTGATATACGTGAAGCAAAGTCTATCGCAGAAGGAATTACTGGGGAGAGCCACCAGCAAGTACGCG